TTTGGTTCGTCCTGCTGCGTGGTTGCTGGCGTGTAAAAAGGATTAACAGGGGGCGAAGCTGCCGGTGTGCTTTCATCGACGGGTGATTCGGTAGCTGATAGTTCTTGCATAGGAAGACCTGTCGTTTTACCTTGCCTTTCTAAGAGTCGAAACCGAAGACGATTCGATACTGATCGAGAGCCTTCTCGATCGGAATGCCGCGACGAACGGCATCGGAAAGCATCGGGCAAACGACGACCTCAAAGAACCGACGCATAACGTGAGCGTAGGTCAACTGCCACGCTGTTCTTACTTGATAATTGATGCCCTCTCCGAACTGATCGTTCTCCTTGACGGCTCGATACTCCGTCTCTTCGAGAACGGCGACGGTCGGACCAGAGACAGAACCGCACCACGATTGCGGCTGAACGTTGACCGAGTCGCCGTGATACTTCTCGGCGAACTTCCGACGGTCGTCGAACGTGTCGAACTCTTCGCGATCAACGACGCCGTATGAAACGTGAATCTGATCGTAGTCGAAGCTGAGCAGTTCGCGAAGCGTCAGGAACGAGAACGAATGATCGCCGAAACAGAGATACGGAGAACCGTCGGCGGGCTCGCCGTCTTCGTTGGTTTCGCATCCGTGCGAATGCCGATATTCCGAACAGAGGTCATCGGGCAAGCCCTTCGGCTCTGAAATGAAGTTGAACTCTTCGCCCGTCTGGATGCCCGCGAAGCCGCGACCGTTGCGGACGTTCGCGAGAATCGCGAAAATGTCGTAATTCCGATCGTGGTAAACCGCCGGCCATCGCCGCTGACCATCGTCGCCAACGACGGGCTCGATCATCGGCGACCAATCGCCCGACTGATCGATTCTTCGCTCTGCGTAACAGTGAATGTCGCAACCCATAATCCTCGCCTTTCGTGAAGTGAGAAACAGAAACGTTCAACAGGACTCAACCGGCTTGAGAGGCTTGAGAGGCTCTAAGCCGGACTGTTCGCGGAATGCCTGACACTGTTCGCCGCCCGCCTGCATTCCAACGCAGCAGGTCGGTCGAGTCGGGTAAGTTGTGCATCGGTTATCTTCGCCGAGCAGCGGACAACAATTGCGAACGTGATCGTAGAGCAAGGCGAACTCGCCGCCCTCGCCCAACTCTTTGAACGGCGTCGCCGCCGCCGCGACCTTCGGTTCTCGCTGACAGTCGAGTTCGTAAACCTCGACGATCGAGTTTCGGCAGCAAGCCCCGCATTCGTCGCATTCGTATTCGTCGGCCATGACAAGCCCTTTCCTTTGTCGCGAACAGAGAAGCCAAGATTGCGGCGTAATCCCTTACGCCGCTCACTTGGGCCCTGTGCCCCGCTATTTCAGCAGTTCGCCAGAGCCAATCAAGCTACCCGCGTAGTCTTCCATCGACGACGACGCTTCGACGTCTTCGACCTCCTGAGAAAACCGAGCGACGGCTTGCGCCAATCCGTAGCGTGTCGGCGAGTAGTCTCGAATGAAATGCGACAAGATTTCGTCGCGATGCTCGTCTTTGAGTTCCGTGTTGCTCACGAGAGCGTCGACAGCAGCCGACGGGGCTTCGATCCTGTCGCTTTCCGCGTCGCGGCAGCGAGCGACAAGACGCTTGAAGACTTCCGGCTTGAACGCCGCCTTGATGCCGTCGCGAGCCTTCAGCATGATCGACTTCGATTCAGCCGAGATCGTCTCTGCGGTGAAGATGCCTTCTTCGAGACGTTCGCCCAGGTGGATATTGCAAGCGACGTCTTCGACGGTTGCGATATTGAAGCAGATCGCCCGCAAGATGCCGACGCGAACGTTCAAGCCGCCTTGCCCGGTCTCGCTGTTCGAGATCGTGACGACAGGGTGAACCGTGCCGGGACCGCCCGGCAGTTGCCCGCCCGAATTCGCACCGACGCGGCGAAGGTACTTTTGATCGCCCATTCCGCCCACGTACCACGAGCCGCGATCGCCCGCCTTTCGTTCTTCGTCGATCGCATCGAAGACCGAACGCGAAGTGATCTTGATTCTCATCTTCGTGTCGCTCAGAGACGCCTCGACGACTTCGCCGCCATGCTCACGAGCAACGCCGAGAGCCGCAACAGCGAGATCGTAATTATCCATGACGCGATAGCGATCGCTGAGAAACGCCCGAACGTTACCGTCGAGACAGCGAAGCAGACGTCGCGACGGAGCCTTCGCCATTAGCTCATTGACAAGGCGAACGGCTGCGACCGGCTGCTGCTCGAAAAGCTCGCGGAAGAACCGAGTCGGAATCTTCGGCGTCTGCCGCGTCGCGACCTGAACCATCGCTTCGGGAGTGAGACGAAGACCGTCGCTTGCGATGAACTCGCCAACTTGTCGATCGACGGGCTGAAGCCGCATATAGCGACGATCATCTTCGGTCGTCTCGACGACGGCTTTCAAGCCGCGAGTATCACACACGAAGTCGACTTTCGTATCGAGCTGACGCTGAAGCTCGCCGACCATTTGTTCGAGCGTTCCGCGACCGGACCAAGGGCTAATGCTGAATTCGCCGTGAACTTGTTGATCGTTCGACATTTTTAATCTCTCTTTCTTGAACTTGAAAAACTGAAAACTGAGTGAAGAAAAACACGCCCCGCCAGCGGTGCCACTGACGGGGCTGTTTGGTTATCCGTTGACCGCAAGATGCTCCCAGGTCAGCGGGCGACCTTCCGGCCGTTTGATCTCGCGAAAGTCGTCGAAGCTCCAACGATTTTTAGAAACGTTGATCGCATCTTCGTTCGCGATCCAAACTTCTTTGTCGTCAAGATCGACAACGAGAACGGGTCGACCTGCTTCGTTGTCTTCGATCCTGTGAGACAAGCCCCAACCGCCCTCTTCGCCGTGAGCTTCGGCGGGGATAATCTTCGACACTAAGATTCGGGCTTGATACGCGGGGTCGCCGTCTCGCGACTTTGCGTGTTCGCTGTTCAACGCATCTTGAACGAGTTGCGGAAGTTCGGTTCCCGCCCAATGCGAATAGACAACAAATGCGTCGTGCATGAACGGCCCGGTCTTGATTACAACGTTTGCTCTGTCACCCATCGAAAAATCTCCTTCACTGAAAATCTGCGACGCCGCTCGGCGTCAGGAACTTGAAGAGGGTCAGTCGTTCGATCTTGCCTTTCTGTGACTGTTCAGATCGTTGAATGAAGCCTCACTCAACTAAGCCCAAATCTATCAGACCTATAATGAGATTAAAACCCCAAAAACTACTAGACGTCAAAAAAACCAAAAATTTCTTCGAGCCCCTCAGAGCCGTTCTCGCGGCCGATCGCCTGCGACGACATATCACACGCGAGCGACCTCGATCGCCTGCGACGCCGCAAGCCTCGCGTTAGTAAATAGAGAAGATCGGGCTCGAACCTGATCGTCGCCAAGTTTGGTTCGTCCGATTTGAGCAAGCGCACACCGCGCACAGCGGTTCGAGAACGGCCGTGCGCTGGTTTCTCCGTTGCTAGCTAACGACTTAATCGAGGTCGCGCACGCGCACAGCCGTTTCTCGCTCGGCGCGAACCTAAAATGTTCCCTATTAGTGTGCGCCGTGCGCGTGTGTCACCAATCCGAGACTATGGATTCGACGGCGATCGAAACCTATAATCACGTTGTCGTTTGTTCGAGCTTACCTTAAACGGATTGGAGTCGCGATATGGATATCGCAAGCGAAGCGATCGGAGAAAACGAGCAGCTACTCGACACATTCGAAGCGGCTGCGTTCATCGGGAAGTCGAGAGTTCGAATCTATCAAATGATTCGCGAACAGAAGCTCGACGTCGTCAAGCAAAGAGGATACCCCTTGCGAATCAAGAAGTCGTCGCTCGTGCCATACAAGACGCCGACGATCGAATGCGAAGACGATTGAGCTACGTCGGCGACAGATCGAACGCTTCGATCTGATCGTTCTCCGTCGTTACCGTCATAAGAATGTTCTCGACTTCGCCAGCCTTCATTGCTTCGAAGTCGCTGCGAAGTTGCGCCTTGACCTTCGCAAGAACTCGCGACTCAGGCAGCGGCTTCGGGTCTTGGCACAACGCACCACCACGGAAGTCGACGAAGCCCCAACCGCTGCGCCCGTCGCGGTGCCAAGTGTCGAGAAGGATCAACCCGTAAGTATGACGTCGCGTCGAACCGCGTGACGCAATGACCATGATCGAAACGGTTCGATATGACCAGTCAGCGTGAAGATAGTTATACCATTCATCGAGCTTCTCGATCATTTCTTTCGTCGCAGCAAGAAACTCCGCGACGTTGAATTCGCTCGAAACCTCGATCAGTTCGAACGGGTCTTCAGGCGCAAGCGAACCGTCGCCGTCCCCAGCGTCGCCTACTGGAAGCAGACCGCCGGGGAGGCGATAGATTCGACCTGCGGTTCGCGTCGTGAATGACATTAGTAACAACGACCGTTCATCGGAACGAGCTTGTAAGGTCGCATCGACCAAACCGGCGTGTAGCGATGACGAATGATCGTCGCTCGACGCCAAGGAGCGTAACGAACTCGCGGCGTGTATGCCATTCCGTGATATTGCGGAACCCAAACCGGACCGTAGCCCGATTGACCATGAGCCGCGACTTGGGCTTGCGTGTCGCCAGTGAACAGAGCGAACGACACGAGCAACGCGACGACTGCGAAAGCGTACTTCATTTTCTTTTCTCCTTCAGATAGTGACCGAAGCGAATGCCGAGCGGATAGAGCCAGCGAACGGGTAAACCTAGCACGAAGCCGAAAGAGTTCAACCACTCTTGGCGGGCTTCACAATCACAGTCTACCGATTTCCTGAATCCCAGCGAATGAAATAATCTTGCACACCGATCGCCGACGCCCGGCCGCTTGCAATCGCGATGGATCAGAATCGTCGAACCATATAGAGCCGCTTCGGCTTCGCGGGGCTTCAGGCGAACGCCGATCTTGCATTGTGGACACATGAAAACGAGGGGGTCGACCGTGCGTGCGAACCGGCATTGCGGGAACGCTTCGGAGTGACGGAGCTTCGCCCGAATCATCATACGATGAAAGCGGCCGACTCGCTTCGAATATCGAACTAAGTTGAGTCTCGTTATCATGGAACCGTGTCGCCTGAGAAATCCGCTGTGACAATGATGTTCGCACCCAACGGCAGACCGGGATAGCCGCCGTCATCGGGTTCGAATGCACAGCAAGCACTATTCTGCGCGGGGCCCGTCGAAGTAATCTGAATATCTTCGCCTTCTTCCGAGCCGCACGGAATTCGCCGATCGAGGTCTTTGTATTTCTGAATGCCGTAAGGAACGCTTGACTTGTCGAAGTGAACGACGATTCTCGGCTTTCCGCTCGACGTCGACTTCGCGATCGACTTCAAGACGATTTTTGTGACTTGCTGTTCGGTGCTGCAAACCGGCGTCAACGTCTTTTCGTATTCGATCGGGTCGGATTCATCGCCGTCGCGGCAGAGATCGTTCGAGGTCGATCGATTAAGAATGTGAACGCCGTAGTATTGCAAGACGCAACCATGCGTCGCCGGGTCTTGCCCTTCCGTGAAGCTGCAAGCCGAGTTGCAGACGCCGTTCGGATCGAAGCTCCCACCGTTGTATTCTTCAACCCAAGCGATAACGCCGCTGATCGTTACGCGAACAGGATCAGAGACGAAGCACGGCGCAGAATGATAGTTGTCGTCGAGATAATCCTTGTCGACGTCGTGTCCGATGCAAATCCCAGCGCCGAACGTTCGCATTCCCCAAATGCCGAGACCGAGAACGATACAAGAAAGAACTTCGAACATCATGTTCGCTCGCCTCCGAACCATTTGCCGTCAAGCCTGCTGGTATCTCCTAAGCCGGAATCATAGCAGACGACAAAGTGATCGTCATCGATCGAGCCCGCCGATCGCCCGTCGCTTCCCCAGTTGAACGACGGAGCGTTCAAGTAGAGCCCCGTCGGTTGATTCCGTGTCGAGTAGACCTCGCCCGTTCCGCGAACAGGTATCAGGTGATAAGGGTACTGAAACGCCAGCAAGAAGCCTTCAGGCGTTCGCGTTCCAAGACTCTTGAAGCCGAGCCCGTCAGGCTGACACGCAAACGAGTTCGCTGTCATGCCGAAGACTCGATTACCTTCGTTGCAGGCGGAACCGGCCGGGATATGATTCAGGAGAATCGGCTTGCCGATATCGAGAGTACACATTCCGACGCCGTTAACTTCGATGTCTTCGGGTCCGATGATCGGATAGAACGGACGCCAACTGTCGTTCGCCTTGACGGCTTTCACGCCGATTCGACCTTCGTGCGTGAAGAACCCGTTCGCCATTACTGGCGACCAAGCGAGCAACTCTTCGCCCGTATCATTGCGAACCGGCAGCCAGCGATGACCGGCGGCGATGCTTCCGAGAAGTGATCCCATCATTCAAGCCTTCCGCAATTCCCGCCCGCATAAAGAGCATAAGACGGAGGACCGCCCGACCGATCGCCGTGACAATACGACCACATTCGCCCTTCAGGGTATGGCCGGTCTTGACTCATCCAAGCAGTCGGACCGCCCGCCATGCCGCCAGACAGAACAGCCCAATGAGCGCCGCCCGCCGCGTGAAACGGTCCGTGAGTCTCGTCCCACCAATCCATATTCTCAGTATCGTTCGAACTGTCGCCTGAATGCATTATCGCTTGCGTCGAATGAAGACCGCTCGCTTCGCTGTGATAGATATGCCCCTTGAACAAGATCGGACACATTTCGAGACCGATCGTGAACAACTCTTGCCGATTCTGTTGAAACGGTTGTGTCGGCGGCGTCGGCGTCACGCTGCCCGCCGCGTCCATTTCAGGGTCATATCCGTCGGTCGTCTTCAGAACTCCGATAAGAACGGTGTCGACGCCGTGAAGGTTCGCCGTTGCTGCCGCATACGCGCAAGCTGGTAGCATCGTCGATACCGAAGTGGTGAACGGCGGCGCTGGTTCGGTATCGACGAATTGCGATATCGGAATCGGCCTGCCAATATCAAGGAATGCTTCGCCGTACTTGCCCGATTCAACGTGACTAAGCCCGTTCCGCATGGATGGGCCGATATTGCCATCCGATAGAGCCCTACAGACTGGAACGGTATACGGCGAGCCCCACTCTTCATCGACTCGCTCGCCGACAACTTCTAGCTTGCTAAAAGCAAATGCCTGATTGGAGCCTTCGAGATAGTAGCGGATCATTATCTTGTTCCGCATGTAACGATGATTGCCGTTCGCTTGCTGTCCCATCAGTTACAACTGCCTCCTATATGGTGACATTGCTGGCGAGCATTCACTCGAAAGAGATCCGAGCCGCCTGTTGCTTCGTAATCGGGATGATAGCTGCCGTGCCAGAGATAGAACCCCTCGCTTCCGAAGTCGCTCGCGGACATTTGCGCCGTCCCTTTGTAGTGAACCCAAGGTACTTGATACTTATGTCGGCCAAACTGACCGAGCGACGCTTCGTTAAGACCGTAAGCCTCGACCTTGCGATCGTCGTCGGCTCCCGTGTCGTATTCGACCATTTTTCCGAGCGTGTAGTTCTGAGCGACCTGAATGCAAAGACGAACGTCTTCGAGGTCTTCGATTTCAGGGTCGCCGAGATAAATGAAGCCGTGTCGATCGGAAGACATATCGAACGAGCCAGGGACAACGCCGAACGACTGACCGGGGCTGAATGACTGACCGTTCGTATTCAATAGGATCGGCGTATAGAGTTCCATGCTGAACAAGCCAGACATTGCGTCGAGGTCGACGGGGTCGACGGGGTCGCCGGGCCCGCCGCCGCCGATCGGCGATTTCGGAACCGCAAGGGGGCCATTGATCGCGTACCACGGCGAGAATACGTCGTCGACCTGTGTCGCAAAGAACGGTCGCCAGTGCGGGCGCTCGTTCTTTGACGGCAACGAGTAGACGTCGACCTTGTGAGCGACCAAGCGAATCGGAGCATAGGCCGGAACGTCGACAGGTCCGACGTTCGCCCAAGATTCGAAGATCGTGTCATCGAAAGCGCCAGCATAACTATCGACGCCGCTTCCCGCTCCGAAGTCGGTCATGGTCGCGTTCTCGCTTTGACTGCGTTCTGAAACAGTTGTTCAGCGGCAGCGGCAGCACCTTTAGCCGACTGCCGCCGAGCTTCGCTTCGCTCATTGCGAACACGCTCGTTCGGGTATGTCGGCGAGACCTCGATATTTCGGCCCGCTCGCGTAGTCGCTGGCGACTCATCGCCGCAAGCCCATTCTACTTGAAGAATAGAGCCACTGGGAAGAACAGGAACAAGCCCGTAATAGGTAACGTCTTGCGACCAATCTTGATTCAAGCCCTCTTCGGCGACGTCAATGAACTTCTCGGCGTCTTCTTTTACGTCGTCGTGATTGCGATCGACGCCGTCGGCTTCGTACTCTTGGGCCCCCTTGTATTTCTGTTTATAGGTCTCGTGAATTTCGTCGTGACGAACGATCAGCGGTTTCGTTTCCGAGTCGGGATTCGTGACGTCGCGTTCGAACGTCGCTCGAACATACTGCCCGCCCTTGTTCTTCAGCTTATAGGCGACTTTCAAGAACAGTTCGGGCGGCTTGATCGTCTGCGACGCCGAGCTTGCCGAGTGAGTTACGAGCGTTTGATAGACCGGGTCTTTGAACTTCACGAGACGAAGTTCTTGATCGATATCAAAGTCGCCCGAATAGATCGCTCCGAACTTCACGTTGACAGGCGGGTTCGATTGCGTATGCCACTTGCCCGAAATTTGCGGCGGCTTCTGTCGCTTTACCTTCTCGCCTGCTTCGTTCTCAATCTCGACCGTATCAAGAACGCCGCCTTCGAACTCGAACTGACCGATCTCCGTGACTTCGATATCGAGATCGTTCAACTCTTCGCCCATCGGCTGAAATCCGCCTTCCGCGAGTTCTTCGATCTTGAACCATCGCCAGACCGACCGCAACGCAAGGTCGCGTTTCTTGATCGTCTTTCCGTCTTCTGTGAACGTACCTGTCACGCCGAACATATAATTCGGCCCCTGACGCTCGAACCCGGTGCTTTCAGGCTGGCCGGGCAGCGGCGGCGGCAGCGTTCCAGGTCGATAACTTAGGTCTTTGAGAAGCTTGATCTTTCCGTCGGAGTCGAGGCCGACCGGCGTCAGCTTGAAGATTGATTGAAATCGCGTATGACCTGCGACGACCTGAATCTTACTTGGCCGGATCGTAGGCGACACGCCGCGTCCGTCGTTCTGTTCGAGACCAGTGTTCGGCAGCGGGTCGCCAGAGCCGCGAGCGAAAACGCGAACCTTGTCGTCGAGCCCTAAATGAAGAATGAGATTATTCTTCTTCAGAATAGCCGAGAGTTCGTCGGCGGGCGACGCATAGTCCCAAAAAGCTTCGGGATAAGATTCGGCCGGACCGTCGGCGACTTCATACCCGGTTTCGTTGAGCGAGTCGAGCAAGAGTTCGATCAGTTCCTTGACCGTCTTCTTATTGTCTTCGGTGTCGTCAACTTCGCCGTCGATGTTCCGCTTGTTATAGATTCCAGAGACCGAACCGAACTGCCACTTCCAGCGGCGATCATGGATCGTCGTCGAAATGACAGTTCGGCCCGTTGGCGATACCGTAGCGCGTTGAGCGGTAACGATGCAATCTTTCAGATTGACGATCTCGTTTCCGCCGTATGTCAGCCGCAACTGACCCAACTTCGTGTAGGGCTGGTCTTGAGGGTCAGACCGAATTACAGCAACCGACGGCTCTGTTCCGTGCGTAAGCGCGAACGAGCCGCCGAGAATGTACTGAATCCCAGGAAACGAAATTAAGCCTTGAGGGTCTGACATAGCTTCTCATTAGGTAGTCGTCGCTCCGATCGTCAACTTGACGTCGGTTCCGATATCCAACGTCACGCCGTCGAGCGTCGTATGATTAACATCGATTCCAGCGGACCACGTAACGACCTTCGCCGGGTCTTTGATCGTGCCGTTCTCGAAAACGTCTGCCTTGCTAACCGTCTTCGATCGCAAGTCTTTCGAGAAGTCGGCAGTCGCGTTCGAACCGACGATCAGTTCGGCAAGCGTCTGATCGGTCTCATACGACAGCGTTCCGCCTTCACAGTTTGCCAGGGTAAGCGGCCCGCCGCGATGCGTAAAGATGCCAGCGAGAAGATCGAGTTCCGGCAGCGTGTCACTACACTCATTGACGATCGTTCCGCCGTTCTGCGTGATTACCGTCGAGTTCATATCGACGCCGGGACCAAGAACAAGATCAACGTCGCTCGCCTGATTCGAGTCGAACGAAGTGCTGATGTTTGCAACGTCGCAAATCTCGCCAGCAATGACAGCGCAACCGACCGAACCCTTCGTGATCGTTAGCGTGTTCGACGAATTCGTTCCGATGAACGTAAATGTCGGCGTGTCGGTTGCTTCCGGCGTCGCGGTGTCCGTGACGTTGACCGCGACTTGGCCGGAACCGAAGTCGAAGAACAGGCGACTCGAACCCGTTCCGTCACCGCCTCCGACATTGACGTTGCAGGTCGATCCCGTCGTATGCATCTTGCAATATCGCTCGCGATATTCGGGGTACGGAGTCCCGTCGACATTCACGAGCGGAAGACCGATCTTTCCGGTGTATCCCTTCTCGATCGTAATCGAATTGAACTGAATCGCCGCGAATGCGTCGAGCCCATAGAGAACATCGACGAAGCCGTCGTCCCAGACAACGTCGTCAGCGCCGGTCGGAGCCGAGCCGGTGTCCCAGTTGTTATCGGAGTCGAGTTGATGCGGACCGTCAGCGTTCACGGTAGTCGCATCGGCGACCGTTCCAGCCGTCGAGACCTTCGTCGTCGCAACAGTGAACGGCTTTCCGACGGTCGAATCAGCCACGAGGGTAACGACGCCAGCAGACGAATCGGCGGTCACTTCGGCGAACTCAGGAACGTTGTCGCCGGTTTCGCTTGCCGAGTAGCCTGTCTGCGACTGCGCGGTGCCGTTCCACATTTCTTTGATGCCAAGAGCAACAGCAGTTACAGCGACGTCGGTTCCGACTGTGAGAGTCAACGCCTTGCCGTTCATTGTGACCGTTACCGTATCGGCAGCAACCCACGTTCCCGCGATCGTGATCGTCGATTCTTGCTTAACCGGGATCGCCTTTCCTTCCCATCGAACAGTACCCATAGCAAAATCTCCTAGCGTTGATTGGGCTGCGGTTTCGGATCGCCGCCGAGCAAAGTAAACGAATATGACCAGTTCACCCCGTAGTCTTGGAAGATTCCCGAATCTCGATTCGGCGAAGTCGCCGAGTTGGTTCGTTGTTCATAGTCTTCGTCTGACGGATACAAAGGCGCGGGCGGTGCCGGTGCCGAAAACCTACCGATCGCGTTGCCTGCCTGCGTAATGAAGATCGGTGTCTTCTGTGCGATGATCTGACGTCGCGGGTTCCCCTGCTGAAGAACGCCGGTATGACGACGGGGCCCGCCCGTTCCCCGAACCGTTACCGTCTCCGAAAATTGAACGATATCGTCGACGCCTTGAAGAACCTTTCGAACGGTCATGGTCGCCGCGAACGATCGCCCGGTCGCGTATTCCGCGTTATTCGAGTTTGTCCATTGAAACGAAGTCTCGATCCCCCTGAAGGTTCCGTCGGCGGTCAGCAAGTGCGGCGTCGCCGATCCGTTGTCGTGATAGAGCCCGCTGCTCTGCGCTGGCAACCTATAGGCGTTCTGAACCTGCTTGATCTTGTTGTTCAGCGACGACTGAGAACTTCCCTTGACGAACCCATTCATAGCAATAGTCTCGACGCGAACGGCTCGATTGCCACGGATATATTCATAGTTCCAACTGTGAGTAGACAGCAGAACCGTATTATCGTCGTGCCGGTATGAGCCGTGTCGGTAGAACATTACTGATTCGCCTGAAGTTGTTCGAGCCGTTGCTCGGCTCGCTTGATATCCTTCGCGTTCTTCTCAAGAAAGTCGATCATCGCTCCGACAGATTTGTTCATCCTGCCGAGAAGCTCGTCTTCTTTTTCTCCGATCTCCTTCAGCCGGTCGTCGATCGAGCCAAGCTCGCGAACCTTTTCTTCGGCAGCCTTGATCGCCTCTTGAGCCTGATTCGCTTCTTCGCCTTGATTGAAGTCGTCGCCGCCGAGAGCCGCGAACCGGGCTCGCCCGCCTGCTCTCGCGTTGATCGCGTCACGCGAAGCCCGCGTCGCTTCGTCGACGTTCTCGCGACCGAGCTTCGATTCGGCGAACTCGATCTCTTCTTTATTGAGCTTGACGCCTTCTTTGATCTTCTCGTTTATCTTGTCAAGCTCGGCGAGTTCTTCTTCGCCGAGCATACCGATTCGATCGTCGATCGACTGAAGTCGGTTCTTCTCTTCGGCGACTTGGTCTTTCAGCGTTTGAAGCGTTTCCTTCTCAAGCTCCAACTCCTTCCGCTTCTCTTCATAGAGCCGTTTGTTCGTGTCGACTTGCTCGTTTACGCGGGCAAGGTTTTCGTCGATTAGCTCGCCTTGCAAGCGATGAACTTCGGCTTCACGCTGAGCGAGAAGAATGTTGTTTCGACGACGGGTTCCGACGTTGCCTTCGGCCGATTGAGCTTCGACTCGCTTCTTGAAGTCCTGCCACATTCGGGCCTGCTTGTTAAACTCTTCGATGTTCTCCTTATTGCGATCGTTGCGAGCCTTGTTGATCTCGCCTTCCGAAGCGCCCATTCGTTTCATTAGTTCGATTCGACGCTCGAACGCATTCTCGTTCGCATCGTTCACGGCTCGTTCGAGATCGATAACGGCTTTACGCTGATCGACGATCGCCCGCGTTGCCGCCTTCGTCTCTTCGCTGAGTTCCTCTTCTTCGTCCGACCATGCACTGAATAGTGCAATGATTCCGACGACGACAGCACCGATCGCCGCAATAGCGATTCCGATCGGACCCATTGCGATATTAAGAGCGGTCATTGCTGTCGACGCGACGCCCGCCGTTGTGGCGATACCGACATTCGCCGTCGCCTGCGCCCCGCCCGCGACAGCGGCTTGGCCTTCGGCGATCGCGAGCTTCTGAGTCGAAGCAGCCTGAACCGTGTTCGCTGCCGTAGCGACGGCGCTGCTCGCGGCAGTAGCACCGCGAAGGGCTCGCATTCCCTCAACGAGACCAACGACGACGTCAGTCGAGCCCTTGAACAGATCGAACGCACCTTGAACGGCTGCGACTGCCTGAAGCATTTCTTGCGCCGATTCTTCGCTTGAAGCGAACAGCAAGACCATGCCCCGCGCAGTCGTGAACGCTCCGTCACCGACTTTCTTGAACGCTTCGGCCGACTTGATATTGTTGTCGATCAACTCCGTTTTCGCATCGTTGAGGTCGATCTCGGCTTCTTCTAGCTCTGCTGTCGCCTTGGCAAGCTGCTCGACCGAGTCGGCGGCTTCTTCGGAAGACTTCTGAAGTTCTTCGGTATCGCTGGCAACCTCCTTGATCGACGCACCCGCTTCGTCAAGAGCGTCGCCCGCTCGTTTCACGCTTTCGGAAACACTCTCAGAGATTACGTCTTCGAAGTTTGCCTTCGCCTCTTCGGCGATCGCCTTCGCCGACGCGCTGAATTCGTCAGCCGAGATTTGCGGCAGAACCGGAGCTTCGAACTCGATCTTGCTCTTGATGACGATTTGTCGAATCGTTTCGCTCATTGTCCGCGATCATCGCCTTATAAGATTCTGCGAGTTCTTTGTAATGGTCAACCACTTCAAGCAGGTCGGCCGTTATCTTCGCTAGGTCTGAATAGTTCTTCTGTAGTTTTGCGAACAACGCCGGGCTCGATACTTCGGGATGAATCGACCGAACCCGACGTTCTGAATTCTTGACGGATTCAATTTGTTGTTCGCGAGTTCTCATTTTGCTAGTCGGACCGCCCGCAATATAGCCGCTGTCATTTTCGATTCGCTAGACGAATCCTCGACGCGACGAATTATCGCGGCGTTCCTTCTTACAATCGCGTCGCGAGGGAAGTCGTTGACCGCTTTACATTCAAGGTAATGCACAAAGGCTAACCAGTTTTGTTCAGTCAGTTCGATTCCAGCATTCGGCGACACTTTCTGGCAACGGTCAGGCGAAATCCGGCAAGGCACAATCGCGCCGGGCGGTCGTGGTAGCGGTTCGCCGTTCGGAGCCTTGTAAACAGTCCCTTTCTCGTGATCGTACCAGTCTCTTTGGCAATCGACGCACGACCTGAACGCAACGTTCGGAGCGTTGAGGACTAGGCCGACGCCGGTTCTGAGTTTTTTTCCGGTGTCACTTCTTCGATCGGGTCATCTTCACCCGAAAGAATTCGTTCAACTTCGTCGTCGATCGCCGACGGGGTTTCGCTCGGCGAGTCGTCTGGCCGTTCGTCACCTCCTTCATTACCCATTACGATCTGGAACATCCTATGAGACAGCTTCGGCGGCAAGTGCGACGCCGCGTGCGTCGAAACGGTGATCTCGTTTCCGGCTGAATCGCGAATGTTGTCCCAGTCTTTCACGTACTCAGCGATCGACCGTGCTGCAATATCTTCGGCTTCGGCGGCTTTCTTCTTGCCGATCGCCTCGAAGATGCCCGCCCGCTGCCTTGGCAACGCCGGTCGATACTTGATTTCGCATTCGTCGTGAACGCCGGGGACGGCCGCGATATAAGCCGTCAGCGTGTAGCCGTCATCGATGTAATTTAGAACCTTGGTCATTGTTTAACCGTCTGCGTTTGTAACCACGAGTTCGGCAGTCGCCGCGTCGGGCTTCCGTGCCGTGAACGTGATAGGAAGCGTTACTTCGCCCCGACCGCCGCCGCCCGGCGTGTCCAAGGCATCCATTTGCAACGCTCCAAAAGTAAACGTCAGCGCATCGGCGGGAGAAGTGCCACGAGTGAAGACGGCAGAGCCCGAAGTCCCTTCGACGTCGTCTTGCAAAAAGTTCGTGTTCTCCGTGTTCGTGAACGGTGTCGTCACGGCTACAGTTACGATCCGATCAGTCTCTTGGATCGAGGTCGCATCTTGGTCGCCGCTCGCGTGCTTCACTTCGAGAGCGTTGTCGATGACGATCGAACAATCGTAAGCCTTCTGACTTCCGCCGCCGAGCGTCAAAGCGAGATCGTGGAACATCCACGGTTGATAGGCTGCCGCCGTATCGGCGAGAGCCAGAGCCGACAATGTCGGGTATGCCTGACCAAGATTCTCAGTCTTTGCCAGGATATCGACCGTCAGCTTCAAAGGTTCGTTCGCGGTGCATTGGAACGTCGCTTTGTTCACCTTGCAGTCGGTATATTCGAAGTACTCATTGGCAACGCCGCCGAGCTTGTCGACCAGCAAGGCAAACCAGGGCAGCGTTTCGCCGAGAGCGAACGTGTCGGTCGACTCTTCTTCGCCAAGGATCAGCGGCAGCCAGATATCGAGATCGTCTTTCGTCGGATAGAACGTGATCGAACCGCCGACGACGTTAATCCCTTCCCGCGTCGAGTCGACGAAGTGCGATCGCGTGCCCCGACTGGTCGCCTTCGAGACGACCGATCGAGTCTTCTTCATAGACTCCGACTCATAGGCGAAGATTCCGTCTGACGTATCGTCCCAAGTGCGAGCGCCGCCTTCGGAAATACGGTCGAGCAAGAACGGTTTCAGTTGCGAAGATTGAGTCGTTGCAGTCATTTTCGACGCTCCTATTTAGTTAGCTGATCGACGATCTGATCGGCTATTGCGTTTGTCAGTTGGGCAACGCTTTCTTGAGTTGTTCCAACGTGCTGACGTTGCGGGTTGTGTCCCTTGCCTTCTTGATGCCAATGGGCTTTCTCGTCAGACGTTCCGAACGTGAATCCTTGATTCTGCCCCTCTTGAATGATGTCACTAATGTTGTCCGTGTGCGACGCGCTCGTAAGCGACGCCGCTAGATCGCCGTGTTCGACCAGAATGATTCCGTGACCTTTCTTCTTGATCGTGATCGGCGATAGCGGCTGCCAACTCTTACCGTTCGGGTCTGACTGTGATTCAAAAAATGATTCGTGAAGCTTCAGCAAGCTCGCGAGATAGTCTTCGAACGTCGGTCGAAGGTCAATCATTCCGTCGCGGGCAAGCCACTGATCGACCACGCTATCGACCTCACCCATTAAGGCGTCGACGACCTGAGAGCCAGCGTCTTTGCCTTCTTGAAAGTCGATCGTTCGAGGTCGAGCTTCGGCCATTAGTTCGTGATTCGATTTTCCCTTGCGTGAAACTCTAACGTGATCGCACTAATCCAAATACCACGCTTCCGCCATTGGGCAACGTCGAGAACCGTGTTCGGTCGCGCGAGACAGGTCTGAACGTTGTCGACGCCGGGAAGGCGTTGCATGTGAAACCGCTTGATAACATTTCCCCGCCAACGCATTCGCTCGCGGAACTCGTGCGTCTGGTCATTTAGTCCGTGCCTGCCTTCGTTCCGTGACTCGCCGTCATTCGCAAAGAACGCGACGCCGACAGGGTACGCGATCGCGTTCGTTTGATTTGTGCTGCCGGGAACATCCATGATCTCAGGACCGATCGGGGCAACAATGACGCCGGGCATTGCGGGAAAGATAGTCTCCTCGTGGTCAGTGAGAGCCTTATGAACAATCACCGACGACGGAGCTATTAGCGGAAGGTTGAGATTAACGATCTCCCGCTTCGTTGCTTCAAGGCAATCGTAAAAGGTAACGTCTGACACACTAGGTCGATCCTTCAATCGCAATCTCGAAAGTCGTATCGCCGTCGTCGACTTCGATCTCGTTTAATTCTTTCCGTATTGCAGCCGCTTCGTCGTAAAGGGTTTTCTTCGTTTCCCAGGTCGCCGAGCCCTTTATTCTCTTGATCTCGCGACCAATGTCGGCAAGCCTCGACTTCAGGTTGTCGATATATTCGTCGTGATCGTAAGTCGTCATTGATCGCTATCGCCTTCGATTTCCGATCGGAGATTAGTCTTCGGTCACGACGTAATGAAAATTCGCGGATTGATACTGCGGGATTCGCTTCGCCAAAATGAACCGGCGAATCGCTTCGGCGCTGTCGGGACAATCGATGATTCGGAGCTTGCGACGAAGACCGTTCGGAGCCTTGGCGTTGCTTACGTGAACGTAGAACGTCTTGCAGTTTTCGAGCTTCTTGCCGACGCCTGCGTTCGACGCTGCCGCCTCTTGCTTCGTCTTCGCTTCGGCTTCGCCTTCAGCCGGTTCAACCGGGGGCCGCTCCTGTTCAGGAACGTCGTCTTCGAACTGATCGACAGCGGCTTCGTCGTCGTCGATCAACTTGTCGTCGTCGATCAACTTGCCGTCGGCGGCGGGCTTGCTGTCGCTGATCGGCGTTGTCGTTTTCGTCGTCTTTGCCATTTTCGAATTCTCCTAATGAATGACGCTGGTCGCAGGGTTCTCGTTAGTCGCTTGAGTCTCACTAGGTCGCCGCTGACGGCTCGAAAGCCGCCAACGGCTAGCGACCAAGCGAGACTTCGGGGTTAGGATGTTCCGGTACTCTTGTAGACGTACCGTGGTTCTTCGACTGCGGTCGTTCCCATTTCGGAAACCTTGAACCGCGAGACGATATCGTTTCGGAACTCGGCTTCGCTGTTCGCCGGTGCCTGTTCGGTCGTGATCGGCCAAACAGTGTAGTAAGCGAACGCCTTCTTGAAGTCGCCGTAATACCACCCGGTATCACTCGACGTCTTTACCTTAACGTAAGGCGAAGTGAGCATTTGAATGTTTTGCTCAAGCGATTTGCCGGCGAGAGTCACGGTCGTTCCGCTCGTCTCGCGAACTTCCGTCGCGTTCAGCATACGGAACGCCTCGCGACGCAACGCTTGCGGAACGAGCAACTGAGGTCGCGACACGACGATCGGTTCGCCCGTATTCGGATCGACGATCGCGTTCAAGATTTGATCGGCGACCTCGATATCGGTTTCGTCGTTCAACGCATTGTCGTTGAGGTTGTCGAAATCGTGCGGGGCCGAGCCGCTGTCAGCATACGTCGCGGTTGCGACGGAACCGTTGCGGCTGTAAATCGTATCGAGACCGAGGATCGTGTGAAGAATGCGCTTCTCTTTGTTCAGAGCAAGCGACTCCGAAACGGCCGAAGCTCGCTGAATCACGAGACCAGTCTTGTCGCCGATAATTGCCTCTTTGGTGATCGGGACGATGAAACCACGCTTCCGCTTCTTCGGAACCGTGATGTATTCTTCCGACACGCCAGCCAGCGGATATGATTCACCTTCGTCGACGACGCCGAACGTCTCGGCCATGTCGCCGAGACCGCTGATGCCGGGAATTAACTCCTGATCGAGCATATCCGTCGTTTTCTCAGTAACGAGTTCGCTACCAATGAACTGCGGTTGCTCCCAAGCTTCGAGAACAGCAGCGAAAACCAGTTGCCCGGTAATGTTGCTGAAGTCGGTCGTCTGAATCGAGTTCGGACCTTCGAGCAGGGCTTGAGCCGACTCAGGCGTTCCCGGTCGCCACGATTCGAGAATCGCTCGACCGTCGGGAACGACGGCTTCGAAGATTCGGCGAATCGATGCTCGACCGATCTCCTTCAAGTCGGGTCGCTGACTTGGGTCTTGAATCGCTTCGTACAAGTCGACGTAAAAACGATTCGGGGCATACGGATCAGAAGACCGAGCCTGATCTCGTTTCGCGGCTTCGAGAAGCCGACTCATTTCTCGAACGTTATGGAACATGGCTGATCTCCGTTTTGAGTGTCGCCGAATCGTGGCGGCTAGTTCGTCCTGTAAAAGTTTGTCCGCTGGTTAGCGAGTCTGGCCCGCTCGCAGGTAATCGATCTTGAGAACCTCAGCGTTCGCGGTCGAAGTCTTGACCAGCGCCCCGAAGTCCATTTCGGTTGCCGTGCCGATCGTGATCGTGTGTTCGATCTTCTTGCCGTTGGCATCGACAAGTTGAGCGCCGTCGACTTTCGCCGTCACAGAAAGGTCGCCAGCGGTCGACGAAGTGTTCGTCTTGTGCTGAACGATCAGCTCGACCTCTTGATAGGTCGCAGCGTCAAGATCGACTTCGAGATCGGATTCGGTTGTCGTCGCCGTTCCGCTGTTGATCTGCGTCACGAGCGACCACTTGTCCGAGCCAGCGAGCTTGTAAAGACCAACGCCGTCAGCGTTGATCGCCAAAGCGTTCGCGTCGTTGATCGGAACGTCGGAAGCGAGAGCGTCGCCCCAACCGAACCAGAGATTCGCATCGGCGTTCGGATTGTCGATTTCCTCGAAGCAAATGCGCCCCTTGGCGTGCATCGAGCGATTGACCGCGAGCTTGAACAGCTCGTGAGTCGTTACGATGCCCGCCGCCATATCGTCGGCGGCTTGCGTCGTGCAAGTCAAAATACCGTTCTCGCCATTGCCGACGGCTACCGTTCCAGTTCCGTCGGCAATCGCGGTCCAAAGGTCCGCGTCGACCTGCGAAGTGAAGTCGTCAAAGATTTCGAATTCTCGGCTGACGTATCCGAGATCGGCGGTTTCGTGAATGACGGTCATGGTTTCGTTCTCCGTTTTTGAGCGTCAGCGTTTTCGCTGCTCGTTTCTTTCGTTGGTTCGGCGGTTAAGCTACGATGTTTTCTTGAAGAAGCCCTTCGAGAGCGAGTCGTAATCGTCTTCGCTCGAAAATCCGTGAGACTCCATCAAGCGAGCCGCGCCCGTCGACAGGGGCCGGGTTCCGCGAGTATGCCCGCCCTTGCCCCGGCTGCCGCCGAGCCAAGATTCAATCAGGGTCTTGCGTTCGTCGTTGCTTTCGCAGCGAGACAAATGCTTCAGACGGAAGTCATTCGCTTCGAGACCGACCGACTCAAGAAGCTCGGTCATATCGCGACGCTGCTCGCGAGCGGCCATCGACGAAACTGCTTCTCGCAGTTCTTCGAAGCTCGCGTCTTTCTTCGGAGTTCGATTCGACTCAGGAACGTTCGTCGGCTCCGTGTCGTCGCCGCCTTCACCGCCGCCCGCGATGTCTTCGGGAACGTCGCCGCTGCCGAGCAGCTTCTCTTGAGACTTGAGAATTTCCTTGATCTTGGCGAGCGTCGCTTTCGCGTCGAGAGCATCGTCGTCGAATGCGGCGATGACCATTTCGCGGAACGCTGCCTTGACCTTGTCTTCGTTCGAAGATTCTTCGGGAACCTCGACCGGGGCTTCGGCGGCTGCGACGCCCATTTCGCTTTCAATCAAGGCGACGACGTTCTTCCCCTTGTTGCCAGGGAAGCAAGATTCAAAGATCGCTCGAACGGTGGTCTTCATCGTTTCGTTCTCCGTGTTATGGCTTTCGAATAAGCCTTCGGTGGTTGCTGGTTTATCGACAACGTCGACGCCGCGAACAATGCCGACTGACTCGACGATGCCGCTACCGGATTCGTAGCGAACTTTTCCGTCGGCGTTCTGAGATAGCCCGAACTGATTCGGGAACCGTTCGGCGAGTTCAAGAAGGTGCGGCGTGTCGCGATGCTCCTTCACGTAATGGATATCGCCGAAGACGCCTTCGCTTTCGAGAACGGGGTTTCTGATTTCGCCCCAAGTATCTTGAACCGCTCGTTCTTCGTTCGGATTGTGTTCGCTTGGGTGATTGATGCGAACCTTCGCCCCGTCGTACAGATTCGCGGCTTCACGCAATGCCTTTTGCGTATAAGTGCGATTGTTCTTGCTCTCAGCGCCGAGAATCTTGACGCGGCGAATTATGCCCGCGTCGCGATCGATAGTCGCGCCGACAGCGTTGGAACGTTCAAGCAGATTGATCGTTTGCGTTTGACTCATGGTGGTGGAATTTGCCAGAAAGCCAAGAAGTCTGCAACCCTTATAACGTCGTTATAGTTTTCCGACCGGATCGCCCGGCCTCGCGGGGAACGGCTTCGTCGTGTCGCCACGTTGCTGTGCCTGCTTGAGTAGCTTCTTGAATCGCACCTTGTCGTCTCGACTCAACTTCTCATTCTCGTAGCTTATCCAGCAGCGACACGGTGCGTCGATCGGGTAAGAGCCCGGCGAATGCGCTGGCGGTCCGTTGGGAAACTGTTGCGACCAGACTCGCCGAAAGGTTCCGTGAAGCGGCGCGCAGACCGGGCAAACCCGTTCGTCGTTTTCGGTGAACCACATATCGGCTTCAGAGAATCCGACGGTCTGCTGAATCGCGAACTCGCTCCCTGCTGAAGCCGCTTGCGTTGTTCCCGTCGTTGCCACTCGATTAGCTCGATCAGGGCCGAAAGCATCGATCGTCGCACTTCGAATCTCCTTCTTCAGAACCTTCGGCGTCTTCTCACGAGCCGCCTTTTCGAGAGTCGCTTTCGCGTCGTTGATCTCACGACGAAGACGTTCCGCCTTCACGCCGTCGTCGGCTGACTTCTGATCGGCCAGCGTCGCCCGTAGCTTTTCCTGAGTTCGAGCGATCCGAGATTGAGCCCGCTCGACGCGACGCTGATTCTGCCGACGCTTGTTCGCGATCTTCTTCGAAGTGCGTTCGGCGAACGCCCGCAACTTGCGAGCAGACTCGCGGCGGTGAATGCGGGCGATCTGCGCCGCTCTCTGAGTCCCGTAGGTCTGAGCTTGTCGCTGAGAATCCGAAGCGTTGCCGCCGTGCTGCGTCGACGACGCGATGAAGATCAAGATCAGCATCGACGCGACTAGCTCGCTCGTTTCATCTTCGACACGTTGCCAGAACGCTTCTGGAACGCTGTCGATATTCGGCGGATTACCGAGCAACGATTCGAGTTCTTTGCGATGCCGCGAATTCAGACGCGACAGCTTGTTCGCGAACGTTGCTTCGACTCGACCTCTGTCGATCAAAGCTGCCATAGCGTTCCTTGCGTCATGCCTTCGACGGAATCACCGAAGAGACGGTTCGTCAGTTCGACCGCCTCTTCGACCGAGTCGCAGGATTCCATTGCGCCAGCCAGTGAGCCAGCTTGGCCGGGGCCGATCGAAACGGGTTCGTCAGTCTTCAGGGCTTGCTCGGCTTCGAAGTCATCGCCGAGCCCGCCGAATACCGTGTGCTTACTGTAGCCCATTGCGAGCTTAGCCTGAGCGATCTGAACTTGCGACAACGGATCGCGTTGCTCAACTTCGGGCGGCGTGACGTTGATCGTCACGAGCCGACGCAATGGAACGGCGGAACTCACACTTGAGAACCAACCAGCGAGCCGAGCGTATTCAACGACCGACCACATGATTTCACGGAAGTTCCGAGCGAAGAACTGTTGCTCTTGCTGAGCGAACTTCACGAACGGCGTTCCGGCTTCTTTGATCGACGCATAGTTGCCGTTCGACGCATCGCCCGAAATCATAAACTCAGGCATGTTCCAGCGAGCCCCGATCATCCGCAACGCGGCCTGCATTACGAGAATGAAGTTGTTCGCTCCGTTGACCATCGGCCCATCTTTGAACTCTTTCCCGCCCATTCGCAGAACCGTCGCCGGATTGTACTGCTGAACGCTGCGCTGCCGATCGCCGTACTGAGTTCGCTCGTTGTAATGCGACGTCCGGTTCGCCGTCGTCATCTTCGAGACAGTCGAAGCCGTCTGTCCCTGCGCGTGCTGCTCAATCCAAGCGATCGCAGCAGCGACCGACGCTGACTCGCCGATATTGCGTCGCGTCTTGTCGGTGCGAACGATTTCGTCGATGACCGAATAGAAGTCGCTGATTCCGCGACTCGTGTTTCGGTTGACGTTCTGCTTGATGTGATGAAGCATCGGCGTTCGCAAATCCTGAACCGACGACGGGTAGTATTCCCAATTCGCCGCGTTCGCGTCGCGAAGCAGATGATATCCGTGTACCGTCTGAACGTCGTCGGTATCCTTATGAACTCCGAACGACCAAGATTGAGGCGGGGCCCCTCGATCGACGCCGCGACCGAGCCAGTCTTCTAGGTGTCGCTGTGCTTCGGCGGGCGGCTCGCAGAGCTGTTCCGGCTCGGCTTGCCGTGCGACAACGGTTCCGTCAGCTTGCGGGAACAGAGTCGTCAGTTGCTCGCCATCGACCTTCGTGCGATCGTAGACTTCGCGTTCGAGGTCGCCTTGCCAGACGTTGAGTTCATCGAATGCGTCGATCGCCATTTGACAGATACCCGCCGCCCGCTCGGCGTCTTCGCGAAGGTTCTCAGGAACGCCGTCGCGAGCAACGGCTTCGTACTGGAACCCCGTACCGATAACGTAGTTTGTCAGGTTCATTCGAGCGCCGATCGCATTGACCGACGAATTCGCAACGATCCTAACCGCTTGTCGAATCTTATTCAGGTCGACTTCGTTCTCGAAGATAACGCGATCGCGGCCATTCATTCGGTCGTCGACGCGAGTCGTTGCCGATGCGAAGACCGTTCTCGGCGTGCTGTCTTGATGCGTCAGGACAGGCGCAGACCGCGACCATTCGTCTTCGAGAAGATGCGTCATCGTGCCTTTGACGGCGTGAAGCTCGTTCTCGGCGATCGCCGTTGCGAGCTTCGCTTCGGCGACTGCCTGACTCTCAAGAACGGTATCAAGTTGACTCTGACTCATTTCTTCACCTTTGCTTTCGAGAGAATCTTTCGCTGATCCGCCTTAATCCGCATCGGCCCGAAAAGTATGTAATGCGATTCCGTCAACGACGCATCGACAGCTACGCCGATCTCGTTTTCGCAGCCGGGGCAAAGAGCGTGAAACGCGGCGGTATTCTCAACGTAGTGAACGCCGACAGGGTCGCCGAACTTGTCACAGCGATCGCGATACGCTGCTTCGAGTTCAGCAGGCAAGAAGCGACCGCAATACGGACACGAACCATCCCAGCTTGGACAGTAGGAATCTTTCGGCGCGGGCTTGTGCTTAGTCTTGAACATGCCGAAGAACGTAGCACAATCGCGGGCAACTGTGCAATCGAGAGCTATAATCACGCTGTCGCCGGGGCTCCGTATGAGTCTTCTTCTTCTTCGACTTCGCCCGTCAGAAGCTCGTTACAAAGGCGAATCGCCATTTCCAATGCGTCGGGGCCGTCGTCGAATTGGTGCGACGGGAATCCCCGAAGCTGCTCAAGAAGAAGCTCCGAGCCGCTACTCTTCTTAATCCTGATCCGACCTTCCGCGAACAAGTGCGTCAGCGCTCGAACTCGCGTCATCTTGGCGACGCTGTTGTGAATGCCGTAGGGGTGAACGTTCAAATGACTCGCCGCCATTCGCGATCGATAGCCGTCGAAGAGAAGCTCTTGAAATGCGTTCGTCTCGCAACCGAAAGCGAACGGAACGAAGTCGCCCATTATCCGCATACCGTCGTCGAGCATGATGCTCGACGGTCGTCGAGCGAGATCAGCGTCGACGAAGTATGTCCCGTTGCGATGCTTCGCCAGTGACACGAAAGCCGAGTAATCGCTTTTCTCTGACTTGCCCAACGACGGATCGAGAACCGTAACCTTCATAATGACGTCTTCAGGGTCCGGCCATTCCGTGAAGCGAATGCCGTCGAAGTATTCGCTCGGCCATTCAGCGTCGAGAACTTCGGGCGGATTCTGCTGATACAACGCTTCGAACATCCACGGATACCCCGAAGCGGCATAAGACTCGCGTCGTCGTTCCAGCCATTCACGCCCGAAACCAAACTTGTCGCCGTCGATCTCGAATTCCGGCCAAAGACACTCGCCGGGCTTTCGTCCCAGCGGATCGCCGTCGAGAGCCAACGCGGGCAACGTGATTCGCCGCCACTTGTCGCCGCCGTAATCCTGTTCGGCTAGCAGCCTGCCCGTCAGGTCTTTTGGATGCCATCGCGTGCAAACAATGATGATCGCACCACCACGCATGAGACGCGACTTGAGCGTTGAATGAAACCAGCGGTGAACGTGGTCACGCATCGTCGGCGACAACGCTTCCTGAACGTTCTTGAAGTAATCGTCGACGATCGCAATTCGGGCTCCGTGTCCGATGATGTTACCGCCGACGCCCGCCGCTCGACACGAACCGCCGTGCGTCGTTCCCCAGTGATCGGCGGAACGCTTGTCGTTCTTGACCGTGGTTCCGAACAGAGCGTTTCCGTGTTCGGTGAGAATGTCGCGAGCCGAAGCAGAGAAGCCGTTCGCGAGATCGCCCGTCGCAGACGTAAGAATGATATCGTGATGCGGCAAATGCCCCATATGCCAAGAAGGGTAATACTTGCTGACAAGCTCGCTCTTACCATGACGCGGCGGCATTTCGACGATCAAGCGATCGTTCTCGCCCCGCTCGATCGCCATTAGCTCGCGATCAAGAACCTCATGCTGCGGACCCATCTTCCAGCGATTTCGGCTTATGCCCGTTGCCATTAGCGCCGGGGTCGCCGTTACGCGCGCGAGTTCTGAGGTAGTCGAGATATTCAGGGTCATGGATCATTTCGCGACGGATTTCGTTGGCCTGTGCGATCTGAACGTCGACGTTCACCGTGACGTCGGTCGACTGATCTGAATCGAGCCCGATGTTCTGTTTATTCATTGTCAGGATCGCCCGCAACGCGGCTAAGCGTGTACGATCCGGCTTCTCCTTGTCAAGAAACATCTTCGCCGCTTCGGCTGGAAGTTTTCTGAACAGTTCGTCAGGGAGTTCCCAGTTTCGGCGAACCGCCGTCTCGATCATCTTCAGATCGCTACGGGTAAGTTTCCCTTCGTCCGCTGCTTCCGAGATCATCTTGAACCAATCCTCATTCGAGTCGATCGACCAACGTCATTGCGTCTCGCTTGCTAGCCGTCGTCGTCAGGGTGAGCCGGTAGCCCGCCCCCCTGACCCCCGTAAGAATATAGCGATCGATCGGGATGAATGCCAATTGTTGCCAAGTTTGGTTCGTCAGATTTAACCAAACCCGGCAAATCAAGAGGTTCGAGCAGTTCAGAGATTCGCCGTGTCACAGCATCGGCGTCGCTCTGATTTGCGGAAACCAAAAGAATCCGCTTCTTACCTGACAGCATCGAATCGACGATGTTCATCGCGCACCGTGTCGTCTTGTCGAGCATTGTAT